CCCAAAATGCCCGATTTTAAGGTTTCAACGCAATATTATAGTGTTGAAAATGGTTTTGATCGCCTTGGGATGGGTAGAGAGGATGAATATTTCTGGAAAACTGCAAAAGAACGCGAAAAACAAGAAGAAAATCCTGAAGAGATGTACAAATCCCAAGATGGTCGTCCTTTAGATTTACAATAAATATAAAATAGGGATAGCAACCCCTCAAAAAGTTCTGTTTTTACGTAAAAACAGGAGAAAAATGGGAAATTCACCCGTGGATAGAGACAAAAACTATATGAAGTCTATGTGGGGAACCTCAAGTTTAACAACAGATTACTGGTCACTCCCAAGAAAAACAGAAGATCCCGAAGAAAGAGTGCTTCAAGAGATTATGCACGATGATCTCAACGCAGGACAAAAAAATCTTAACGAATAAGGTATAAATAATTCAAAAATTATAAAATGGCAGTCCAAAGGATATCACGATCATTTAAAGATATTAGTCTGTCCTTTGTTCCACACCCCATAACAAAGGACTTGCCGATCATTAAAAATGAAAATGCAATTATTCGTTCTGTCAGAAATTTAATTGAAACAACCACACAGGAAAAATTTTTTAATTCCAATTTTGGAACTGATGTGAGAGATCTTTTGTTTGAAAATCCATCTCTTGGAGTTGAAACAACATTAAAATCTCAAATTACAGATGTAATTAATGCATATGAAGAGAGAGTTGAAAACCTATTAGTTGAAGTTGACTTTCTACCAGACCTTCATGCTATTGAAATCTCTATTCATTTTGATATTAGAGGAAAAGAATTTCCAACACAATCCATCAATTTCATACTAGAGGCAACGAGATAAAATGCCTTTCACAAAGTTTAACAATTTAGATTTTGATCAGATAAAAGTATCGATCAAAGATTATCTAAGGGCAAATTCAACATTTACTGATTTTGATTTTGAAGGATCAAATCTTTCAATCTTGATCGATATACTTGCTTATAACACTTATATTAATGCCTTTAACACTAATATGGTTGCCAATGAGGCATTCATAGATTCTGCAACATTAAGAGAGAATGTTGTTGGATTGGCAAGAAATATTGGATATGTGCCCAAATCAAGAAAAGCTGCAAGAGCAGTAGTATCATTTGATGCAACTTTTAGTGGAACATCTGCACAAACTCTAACTTTAAAATCTGGTCTAGTTTGTGTTGGTAAAATAAGCAATAGTTCATATGTATACTCGATACCAGAAGATATTACAGTAAAAACATCAGACTCTGGCGATCAAAAAATTGCTAGTTTCAAGAATATTGAAATATATGAAGGACTGTTAATTAGAAATGCATTTTCAGTTGATACTTCATTAGATCAAAAATTTATTTTAGATAATCCAAATATAGACACTTCATCCATTAGAGTTTATGTTAAAGGTGAGAATGAATCTGGACTTGGTCGAGAGTATAAAGTAGTTGATAATATTATTGATATTGATGGAACATCTGAGATATTCTTGATTCAAGAAATTAAAGATGAAAAATATGAAATAATCTTTGGCGACGGTATTTTTGGTAAGAAACTTTCAAATGGATCTGTAGTTACCGTAAGTTATATTGTTACAGGTGGTGAAGACGGAAATGGTGCTACCAATTTCTCATTTAATGGAATTCTTGAATATGCAAATCAAGAAGGATTATTGGTCCAACCTGAACTTGATGAAACAATCTCTGTATTCACTCTATTAAGTTCTAGAGAGGGTAAAGGGATAGAAACCATAGATTCCATCAAGTACTATGCTCCAAGGGCATACAGCGCCCAAAACAGAGCAGTTACGACAAGAGACTATGAATATATTGTGAGGCAAATATATCCTAATGCAGAAGCAGTTTCTGTGATTGGTGGTGAAGAAATGGATCCACCTGAATTTGGGACGGTTATTGTTTCCATCAAACCAAAAAATGGAACCTTTCTTTCAGATTTTACGAAAGTTCAAGTTTTAAATAAACTGAAAGAATATGCTGTTACAGGTATAAATCAAAAAATAGTTGATCTTAAGATATTATACGTTGAAATAGAATCTTCAATATATTACAATTCTTCCCAGGTATCAACTCCAAATACACTTAAGACTTCTGTTATTTCATCATTAGAAAAATATGCCAAATCTGCAGATTTGGGTAAATTTGGTGGCAGATTCAAATATAGTAAAGTTCAACAAGTTATTGATAATACAAATTCGGCAATCACTTCAAATATCACAAAGGTGAGAATGAGAAGAGATATGAAAGCTTCCATAAACAATTTTGCACAATATGAAATTTGTTTTGGTAATAGGTTCTACATAAACGAATATGGATACAATATAAAAAGCAGTGGATTTAAAGTTGATGGTGAGTTAAGTGTAGTTTATTTTACAGATACACCAAATAAAACTGTTGATGGAAATTTGGATGGTAGCGGAAAAGGAATCTTATCTGTAGTCAAAGAAACCGATAGCGGAAATCCAGAAATTGTAATTCAATCTGTTGGAATTGTTGATTATACTGAGGGTGAAGTTTTAATTAATACATTAAAGATAACAGATACTTTATTGGCAGATGGTATTATTGAAATACAAGCATTTCCAGACTCTAATGATGTAATTGGACTAAAGGATTTATTCCTAGTATTTGATGTTGGCGCTAGTACATCTACGATAAATATGAGAAGAGATACAATATCTTCTGGGGAAAGTATATCTGGAACAAGATATATTACAACATCAAGTTATCCAAACGGAAAGTTAACGAGGTAGTATGGCAGATACTAAATTTGACGCAAGAGTAAAAGTAAGTCAAATTATAAAAAATCAAATTCCAGAGTTTGTTTCTTCAAGCGAAGAAAATTTTGTGGAATTTTTAAAACAATATTATATTTCCCAAGAATATAGAGGATCTTCTTTAGATATTGGTAGCAATTTTGACCAATATCTCAAATTAGACAATCTTAATCATGATACAGTATCAAGAGAATATGTCCTTACACAAGATGTATTTTATAGTGATGATGAAATTTATGTAGATTCTACAGTTGGATTTCCTGATGAATATGGATTGTTGAAAATAAATGATGAAATAATTACATATACTGGAAAAACTTCAACTTCTTTCACTGGCGCAATACGTGGATTTAGTGGAGTTGAATCTTTTGACAGCGAAGATAGAGGACAAAAAAACTTAGTATTCAAATCGTCTTCTGTAGGAATACATTCAACAAATGATAAGGTATTAAATTTAAGTAATTTATTTTTAAAGGAATTTTTTAAGAAATTAAAATATCAATTTTTGCCTGGTCTAGAAGAAGTTGATTTTGCTTCGGGACTTAATTTAGGAACCTTTATCAAAGAATCAAAATCATTATTCCAATCAAAGGGAACAGTTGATTCATTTAAAATATTATTCAAAGTTCTTTATAATGTTGATGCAGAAATAATAGATACTGAGGACTTTTTAATCAAGTCATCTTCTGCAGAATATATTAGAAGAAAAGTTCTTTTTGCTAGATTACGTAGTGGCGAAAATCCAATAAAAATAATTGGACAAACTTTAATAAGTTCAGATGGAACAGCATCTGCACCAATATCTGAAATTGATTACTATCCATCGACAGGTGGAGATGACATATACAGAATTTCCATATTTGAAGGATATGATGATAGAGATCTTTTAATAGGATCCTTTAAAGAAACTCCAGTAAGTAAAGTTATTGGAGATGTTCCTGCAGGATCAAATACAATAACAGTAGACTCTACTGTTGGACTTCCATCTTCTGGTAATGTTATATCTGGAAACAATTCCATATCATATGCCAAAAAATCGGTGAATCAATTATTTGGATGTACTGGAATTTTAGAAAACATTTCTGATTCAGATGAGGTAAAATCTAGCGATTATGTATATTCATATGAAGATGGTGATGTTACAAAATTAGTTACATTTGAAGTTAAAAATATTTTATCAGAATTTAATTTTGATAGTAATTATACTTTAGTAGAAAAAAATGACCCCATAAGTATTAATAATTTGGGTGAATATGTTGATGATGTTGGGATAGACAATACATATAAGCAATTTGTTTTTAATAGTTGGATATACAATACCGCATCTAGGTTTCAAATTGAAAGCTCTTCTAGTAATACTTCACATGTTTTGCGGGAGTATCCAAACAAAAATAGTTTGAAAGTAGGAGACGATATTCAGATTTTTTATAGAGGTTCTATTCAACCAATTGGTGAAGCAACTGTTCTTAACGTTTCTATAAATCAATCGGATTTCACAAAAGGAAATCTAACGATTTCAGATTTAGTTCTTAATGATCCTAACATCAATCTGTCAGCAGGTTTGAACTTGGACATTAGAAGAGTTATCAAAAAAGCAAAAATTTCATCAACTTCAATACCATTGAAGTATTCTGATATTATGGCAAATATTCAGAATACCTATGATGAAGATAGTAAAAATATATACGTTGCAACAAATTCAATACCAGATTATCAAATAAATGCGGAAGATATATCCGTAGAAATTCAGAGTTTAGATGAAGTAAGTAATAATATCATTACTTTTTCTTCGGAAACATCATTAAAGTTTTTGTTGGGAGATAAAGTAACTTATACCCATTCTGCGGATGGAAATTCAATTAGTGGATTGGAAAACAATAAAGAATATTTTGTCAAGGTTCAAAATCAAAATACTATAAAATTATATACATCATTATCTGCGGTGGTTACGGATACGTTCTTAACACTATCTACAGACTCATCGACTGCATCCAATCACAAATTTACATTATCTAGACTTTTCTCAAAAGAAATAGTACCAAGTCTTTCATTAAGAAAATTCCCATTAGAAACTAGTAAAAATACAAGAGATAAGATAAAAACAACTCCAAACACAACTGTTGCTACCTTGATTAATGGAGTTGAAGTTTCTACCTATAAAGATGCTGATAGAGTTTTTTATGGTCCTATACAAGATGTAGATGTTTTAGATCAGGGGCAAAATTATGATGTAGTAAATCCGCCACAAATTCAAATAGACAATCCAACAGGAATTGGCGGAACTACGTGTTTAGTTACTCCAATTATTTCTGGATCTGTAGAATCAGTTCTACTTGATGTAAAAAATGTGCCAGTTAGGAAAGTATCATCAGTCACAATATCTGGCGGAAATGGTACTGGATGTGTTTTGGAACCAGTTATTGAAAACAAACATAGAGAAATTGAATTTGATGCAACTTCTAGTGTCAATTCAATCACAGATTCTATTTCATTTGTAGACAATCATTATTTTAGTGATGGGCAAAAAGTAGTTTATAATAAAAATAACAATGATCCATTAGGAATAGGAACATTTGGTGGATCTAATTTAGATCAAAATAGATTTCTGTTAAATGGTGGATCTTATTATGTAAAATATATAACTTCCAAAAGTATAGGATTATATGAATCACTAAATGATTATGTCGCAGGAATTAATACTGTAGGATTCACTACCACAAATGCTGCCGGTATTCATAAAATAAGAACCTTTGATTATGATAAAGTATTAGCAGACATTCGTGTAATTGATTCTGGTAGTGGATACGAATATAGAAGTCTTACCATTACTGCAGAAAATAGAAGTACTTCTATATCAACAACTCGCTCCTTAATTAATTTCAAAAACCATGGATTTGATGATGGTTCTATTGTAAAATATACTAGCACTAGTCCAATTTCTGGATTAAGTAATTCGCAAAATTATTATTTAATTAAATTGGATGATGATTCTTTTAGATTGGCAAATAATGAAACTGATTATTCTAAAAAGAAATATATAAATTTTGGAAGTATCGGCGGAAATGTAGATCATACGTTTAATTATTCTCCTATCACCGTAGATATTAAAGCATCATATGTAAATGCTGGACAAACAATCACTGCTACTCCTGTGGTTAGAGGAGGAATTATTGATATTGGCATTAATGAATCTGGCAGTAGATATGGTTCTGAAGTATTAAATTACGAAAATCCACCCCAAACTCTTATAAAAAATGGAAAAGGTGCTTTAGTATCTCCAGTAATTATAAATGGTGTAATTGATAGTGTTACTGTACTTAATGGTGGAAGTGAATACTACTCATTACCAGATCTTTCAATCAATACAAAATCTGGTGCTGGCGCAAAATTAAAACCAATTATTGATACTAGCACTGGAAAATTAACAGGTGTTTTTGTAATAAAAGGTGGTATTGGTTACGAACAAACTGCTACTATTAGTGTTGAAACGGTTGGAAACGGTTGTAAAATTAATCCAAGAATTAGACCTTTAACAATCAACTCAAATTCAAGATTTGGGAATGAAACCATAAAATCTATAATCAATACTCAAGACGGAACATATACAGTTCTTGGTTATTTGGATAAATTAAGAGAATCTTTAAAAGATAACTTTGGGACAGAAAATTCTGGATCTGAGCACTCCCCAATTATTGGGTGGGCATATGATGGGAATCCAATTTATGGATCATTTGGTTACACAAATCCAAATGATGCTACCATAGTAAAGAGAGTTGAGTCAGGATATACTCTAGATTCCTCTAAAATTTATGATAGACCAAGTTTAGCAAATTTTGCTGAGGGTATATTTGTTGAAGATTATATTTTTGATGATTCTGGAGATTTGGATGAGCATAATGGAAGATTCACAAAAACTCCAGATTTTCCAAAGGGAATATATGCATATTTTTCAACGATAGTTCCTGATCCAAATATTCCTGGAACATTTTTACCAGATTTTCCATATTTTATAGGAGACACGTATAAATCAGATCTTCTTGATGGAGTTTTAGATCAAAATCAAGAAAACTTTGACTTACAAAATTCAGGTTTATTGAGAAATACTGCACCATACAGACTTGGACAAAAATTCTCTAAGAATGATTATATAGATTTTGAATTTGTTGATAGGTTTGATGCTGCAACAATTGATTTTTCATCTAAAGGAGATATTTCTTCCTTTTCAGTAGATGTAGACGGATTTGACTATAAAGTTGGAGATGCTTTAACTTTTGACAATTCCAAAGTCCAAGGATCTGGAGTTTCTGCAGAAGTTTCTGAGATTAAAGGTAAAGACATAACAACTATTTCTTATACAGAAATAAAAGAATCGAACGTTGTTTTGGAAAAAGAATCGTCTGGATTGAGACTTCATGTCAATCCTTTCCATTCTCTCAATAATCAAAATTATGTAAAGATAGATAATGAGTCAACTAATATACCTGGATTGAGTGGATTCCATAAAATTAATGTAGAATATAATACATCAGTTTTAAGTGAAGAAATAATTATTAACTCTGGAATAGTTACTGATATTTTTGTGTCGTCTATTCCGAAAACTATTTCCATAGGCAGTACCATAGGAATTGGAACTGAAAATATGGAAGTATTGAACGTTTTCAGTAATAGTAGAATTATTAGAGCAAAAAGGTCTCTTTCGGGCATAGCACATAGTGTTGGATCCGTTGTTACATATAGACCAGATTCATTCACAATACCGTTTGTTATAGATGAAATTGACTCTTTTAAAAATAAAAAGGTATATTTTAATCCTAAACAATCAGTCGCAAAAGGACTTACTATAGGAGTTTCGTCAGAAATTTCTTACACAATTAATAATATAGAAAATACAATATCAATATTGAATGGATCACTTTATCTCCCAAATCATGGATTTGAACATAATGAAAAGGTAACATTTGTTCGTCCTTCTGGAGCAAATGGATTTGCTAATGTTTATTCTCTTACTACTAACCAGTTTTTCCAATTTTTAAATTCTTCCGAAAGTGAAACGGTTTATATTAATAAAAAATCTGATGATGTTGTTGGTATAATGACACTTTTAAATCCAGATTCTGAGTTGATCTGGATGTCAACTGGTTCGGATAATTATGAATATTATTTGGAATCGCAAAATAATCAAATAACAGTTGATGTTAGTGAAATTAATGCTACAGTATCTGTATCTACCAGTCATGGATTGCAAAAGGATGATATTGTAGAATTGAATGTAATTCCAAATAATAATGTTGGAATTGGAACTTCAACATCGTTGAAATCAATATTCAATAATAATACTCAAAGAATTTTGATCAATCCTGTAGGATTTAATTCATCGGGAATTAATACAACAAATAACTCTATAACCATTCCAAATAATAATTTTGTAACTGGAGATAAAGTATTTTATGAAGCAAATACAGCAGCTGCTGGATTATCTCTTGATTCTTATTATTATATTTTAAAGTTAAGTGATGACGTAATTTCTTTATCAGAAACTTTATATGATGCAACTTCAAAAAATCTGTCAGTAGTCAGTATTGGAGGAACTGGAGGAAGTTCTCAAAAATTAAGTCTTGTAAATCCACGAATCAACGTAATCAAAAATAACAATTTAGTTTTTGATATAAGTGATTCTTCGTTTGCCAACAAAACAATTAAATTCTTTAAAGATAACAATTATGTTAATGAATTCATTTCAACATCAGATGAAAGTTCTTTCAATGTAATTGGTGTTGGAACTCCAGGACAATCTGGGGCAAAAATAACTTTAAATTATACAAATAGTATTGATTATGATTTATATTATATTGTTGAAGATCTAGTAACGGGTGATTTTATTTTGCCAGATAAAGATGTAAAGTCTTTCTCTAAAATTTCTTATATTGATAGTTTTTATAATGACTCATTTACAGTTTCAAGTGTTGGATTAACTACATTTACAGTTAATCTTGTTGGTCTACCAGAAGTGCCACAATATACATCATCAGATGTAAAATCTTTTGAATATTTGACAAATTCCAAAACTGCAACTGGACCTATATCAAAGATTAGAAAAGTATCTCCTGGGTTCAATTATGATTCATTACCATCATTTACTGGAGTACAAAGTGACTCGGGTGATGGTGCAGGTATAAGTTTATTGTCTAATACCATAGGAGTACCCCAAAGTATTGACATAGTCAATACTGGATTTTCATTCCCAACAGACAAAACTTTATCACCAAGTGGTATTCTTCCAATTGTTGCCAATTTAAAAGAAAACCATCAAATATCAGATATCACAATAACATCTGGTGGCAGTGATTATTATTCAGAACCATCAATCGTTTTGGTTGATGCTGGAACAAGAGAATCTGTAGATACTGCATCCTTTATTGTTGAATTGGATGGAAGTTCTGTTTCTAGAGTTACTTCAGTAAATGCGACTGGATTGGATTTGAAAAAATATGAATTAATTCCAACAAATAACACTAACGGTGTTTTAATAAACACTATTGAACATCAGTCAGGAATTGTAACTTGCATTTTAAGCACACCAATTGGAGGATTTTTAACACCCCCATTTGCAGTAAATGACCAAATATTTGTTGAGGGAATTGAAAAAAGCGGAACAAGTGGTGATGGATTTAATTCTACAGATCTTGGATATCGATATTTTACTGTATCAGAATATCAAAATACATCTCCAGCTAAGATAGTATTTGATATAAGTAAATTTACATCTGATGCAGGAACTCCTGTCACAACACAAACCTTTGCATCTGTAATTAACAGATCAAAACTTCCAACATTTGGAGTTACCCTAGAAGAAAGTGCATTTATTCCTAATGAGGAAATATTAATAGATATTGGTAACGGATATGTGCTTTCAGACAATATTATCATAAGTTCCGAGGCAAATATTGCTAAAATAGATGGACCAGATTTCATTAAAGTTGGATATAGTATAAAAGGTATAAGTTCTGGATCAACTGCAAAAATTAATAAAATTACTTCCCTATCCGGAAGATTTAAAATTGATCCAATAAACACGACTAGTGATGGATGGAGATCAAATACGGGTGCATTAAGCGAAGACTATCAAGTTCTTTCTGATAATGATTACTATCAAAAATTAGCATATTCAATTAAGAGTCCTATACCATATGAAACTTTAATAGATCCTGTTAATAAATTAGTACACTCAACAGGATTAAAGAATTTTGCAGATGTTGGAATCACTTCTTCTGTTTCAATTGGTCTTGGAGATACTACTTCAACACTTTCACTTGTTATTGACTTTAATACAGATTTAAGAATTGATAGAATAAAAGATTTTGATATTGTAAAAGATATCGATGTAATATTAGAACCAGACTTAAATCCTGGTAGTATTGGTCAATTTATTAAAAAATCAAAATATGTTGAATTCCAGAATAAAAACCTGACAGATTATTTTGTATGCAAATCTAACAGAGTATTATCAATTGATAATGTCGAAAATGAATTTTCTAGTGTTACTTTTGGACAAGAAGAATATGTCGATATTATTACATATCCACGATTTTTAAAATATTCCAGTTTCTTAGTTCAAAGTGTTGGTATTGGTAGCACAGAACAACAGTTTGATGATCTAGTCATTTTAAATGATAATCTTAATAGCTATACTATTAATAGGGGAACATTATCAAATTCGGATGAAATAGAAAGTTACAGTGAAGTTGGTGGATTCCTCGATCAGTTTGGAAACTTGTCTTTGAGATATGAACCTGAAGATCCTTTTGAAAGAACTTATGATATTAAAGTATATCGAAATAATTTTGACACTGGATTAAGTGGGATAGGAACAACTTCTATAGGATTTGTTGATATCACTTCAAATGTTAAGACGGTGGGAGTTGGTTCAACTTCACAAATAGTTGGTATTGCAACATCTTCTACTGAAGCAATTTTAACTGAAATTATTGCTATAGATTCACTGACAGATAAAATGAATTTCTTTGAAGTCGCAACTGTCAATGACGGAACAATTTCAAATCACGCAGAATATTATTTTGATACTGAAAATTTGGCTGGAAAGAGTTCTGAACCATTTGTTTCAATTGGTTCTACAATTGAAAGTGGAACTCTGAAGATAAATTTAACTAATCTGAAATCAAATAATATTATTTACAAGGCAAAAACTATAAACATTGGACCTTCTTCAGTTGGTCTTGGGTCTACATATAGATTTTTGGCAAATGGGCAACCAGAAGGTTCCGAAAGATCTGCTTTTCTCCAATCAACACACGTTGAAACTGGAAATCTTTCTGTTGGAGTAGGAACAATTGTAGCATCATTTGATTCAAATACAGTTGGATCTTCAAAATCACTATTGAAAATTAAAAATATTGATAGTGGCAATACATCTGTTCATCAAATTTTATTATTGGATGACAAAACAGATACTTTTATAATGCCCAAATTCTATGTTTCCATGGCAAGTACAACTGGCATCGGAACATTTGATTCAAATATTGTTGGCGGAAATGCAAACTTATTGTTCTATCCAGATTTTAATGCAAATTATGAGATAAGTATCTATTCTCAAGTTCTCTACAGAGAATTGGATATTGAAAATATAACTTTAGATAAAGAATATGGGAATATTATAGAATCCATTAAAAATAGCAGATTTAATGCAATTAATGGTGATGGAAATGACCAATTAGAATTTGAAATGGAATATAATGGAGTACCAATTTTCCAAAAAACATTTGATCCTACAGATGCAACAACGTTAAATACATCTACTGGAGTATTTTCAATAAGTGACCACTTTTTCAGTAATAATGAAAGTTTAACATATACTCCTAGATCAACTTTCTTAGGAGTTGCAGCAACTTCTATTGGAATTGGAACAACATCTGTAGGTGGAACAGTTTTTGTTGGTGACTTTATTGCTGGACTTTCAACTATTACGGGAATTTCTTCATCACTATTAGAGTTTTTCGAAGTTGGTCAGACTGTTAGTGGTCCATCAGTTCCAGCATCAACACAAATTGTAAGTATTGGAAATACTTTCCAATATTTTACCGGAAATATTGTTGGTGTAGGATCTACCGTTATAACTGGTATTGCTAATACTTCTATATTTAAAGTTAATGCTGGCATTTTCTCTGGCGATGGAACTTCACTGGGAACAATTCAATCAATTGGCGAAGAAACAGTAACCTCAAATCAAACTATTGATGTTGGAATTGGAAGAACATATTACACTGATAATGTTGGATTGGGTATTTCTCTTTCCAATGTCAGTACTGCATCTACAAGTAGACAATCATATATTTGCGGATTAACGACGGACGTTTGCCCATCAAATGTATTTGCTATTGTTAGTGATCCAAACACATTTAAAATAACTGGAACAAATAATTCCAAATCTGCATTTACATTTACCAACACTGGTGGAGGAAATGCACATAGTTTAACCATGAATAAGAATATTGAAAAAACTTTGATCAATATTGATGGTATAATTCAACATCCTATTGCATTCTCACCAATTTCTTATACAATTAGTGATAATATTACTAATTCTCAAGAATATATTGCATTAAGTGGCATTTCTACAGTTAATCCAAGAGATTTAATAAAAATTGATGAAGAATATCTTGAAGTTACTATTGTTGGATTAGGAACAACTGCATCTGGTCCAATAACTAGAACTGGTACGATACCTTTAATAAAAGCAAAGAGGGGTGCTGTTGGTTCTACAGCGAGCACTCATACCTCTGGAAGCACAGCACAATTGTATAAAGGATCTTACAATATCGTCGGAAACAAACTTCATTTCACATCTGCACCAAAAGGATCTGGAGAAAATGATAGAGAAAATCCTTCGGGAATAAAATTTGAACGATCATCATTTAATGGTAGAGTCTTCTTAAGACAGGATTATTCTAAAAATATTATCTATGATGATATTTCATCACAATTTAATGGTATTGGTAGAACTTTTACGATAAAGAGTTCTGGTCAAGATGTTGACTATGTTGAACCAGGAAGCGGTCTCTTATATGTAAATGAAATATTCCAAACACCATCTACATCAAATAATGAAGGGAATAATTATGATTTAAATGATGCTGGATCTACAACTAATATAGTTTTTACAGGAATAAAAGATCCGGTTGATGATGACATCATCACTTCAAGTTCTGACGTTAATCAAAATGGGGTTCCTAGAGGAGGTATAATTGTATCTCTTGGTTCTACTCCAGGACTTGGTTATGCACCTCTTGTAGGGGCGTCTGTCACTGCTGTTGTTGGTGCTGGAGGTTCTTTCATATCTGTGGGTCTTGGAACTTTGGATCATCAAGGTTCTGGTTATAATGGATTGGTTTCTATTGGAGTAAGTGTAGTAGATATAGAGTATGATCATAAATTTGTAAGTGCTGGAGTAAATTCAATTACTGATAATAATGGAGGAACTCACACTGCAACAGATGCTACTTACAATTCTAGAACTGGTGATTTAGTCTTAACTATTATCGATCATGGTTTGACAACATCAAATACGATTGGTATTGCTACTGGTGGATTGGTATTTACTTGTTCTAAGGATGGTCATGGATCAAATCATTCATATCCTAGAGCAATATCTAAGACGAAATTGAGAAGAGGACAAACTGGAGGAGATCCAATTCATAATCAGCAAGTAGCAATTACAGCAACAACACCAAACACTGTTCAAATTGATGTAGGAACTGGTGGTGGTGCCGGTACAGGGGCAGTAGTTTCGGTTGATTCTATAGGTGTTGGTGGAACCTTATCGTTTAATGTTGGTTCTGCGGGAACTGACTATGTAAATCCACAAATATTTGTTTCTGACCCATCATACTCAAATTTAAATGCTATTGGAATTTCTAGATTGGGAATTGGTACAACTACAGATACTGGAATTGGATTTGCTGTCAACTTGGAGGTTGGTGCTGCTTCTACAACAGGAATAGGATCAACTTATTTCGAAGTTACTAATTTTGAAGTAATTAATAATGGATATTCATTTAACAGAGGTGATAAATTCACAATTGTTGGATTAGTTACTGATGCAAATCTTTCAGAACCAATTCATAATTTTGAACTGGAAGTTTTAGAAACATACCATGATAATTTTGCATTATGGCAGTTTGGAGAAATGGATTTTATAGATTCTATAAAATTATCTCAAGATGGTGAAAAAGTAAGATTCCCATTACTTTATAATGGAGACTTATTAAACTTTGAACGGGATTTGAGTGATCCAAATTCCATACCAATTGATTTGAAAGAATTGCTTGTCATTTATATAAATGGAATTCTTCAAATTCCAGGAGAATCATATAATTTTGATGGAGGAACTAGTATAGTATTTTCTAGTGCTCCAGATGCGGAAGATGATGTTGATATTTTCTTCTATCGGGGAACTAGAGGTGTTGATAGTAAACTTGAAACAATTAATGAAGATATTGGTATTGGTGATGAAATTCAAATCATGAGAGATCCGAATTTTGTATTGACAAGAGATCAAAATCCAAGAACAATTTTTGACATCAGAGAATCTGATCTTGTAGAAACAAATATCTATATTGGACCTGGAATTAGTACTGAGGGTGATGCACAGTTATCTCAATTTATTACTAATGAAAAATTTGTTGATATCATTCCACAAAAATCCGATATTATAATTAATGGCGAGGAAATTTCCAGATCTAGAAATAGAATTGCATCTAAAGTATATCCGACATCCAGATTAATTTCAGATTTATCATCATCAGATAATCAAATATTTGTTGATGAGGCACAATCATTTGATTATGAAGAAAATGAATTATCTATCAACATTCCGGAGTTTGATTTAATTATTTTGGAAGGAGTTAATAAAACTCCAGCACAACTTCAAGTTGTCGTATCTAGTGCATCTACAATTTCATCTATCAATATTATTTCTGGTGGATCTGGATATGAAGCAGGATCAGTTGATGTAGAATTTTCAAATCCTCCAAGTGGAATAGGTGCAGGAATAGGAACAATTGCACAAGCAACAGCAACTGTCTCTGCTACTGGAACTGTTTCTTCTATATCAGTTACTAACGGCGGATTTGGATATTCGGCATCAAATTTACCTCAAGTATTAGTTCCTTTACCTGCAAATAAAGTAGAAAATGTAACTTCTGTGAAATTTGTAGATGGTTTCTCTGGAATTATTACTGGAGTTACGACAACAACGACTTCAGGAAATCCTGCTCTTGAATTTAAATTGTATAATGAAGATGATCAATTTGGAACTTCTTTAAAAGTTGGTTATCCATTCTTTGTATCAGATACTAACTTGGGAACTGGATCTACATCATTTACAGGTGCAGGAGTTACTATTGGAATTGGAACTACAGCATTTGATAATATTTACGAAGTTGCAGAAGTTTCAATATCACC